GCATTCGCCACCAGGGTAATAGCTGTGGCTGATGTTCCAATTGCCTTTCTAAGACCAGGTGCGGCTAGGGTAATAGTTCCACCACCCGAGACATCAGCATCACCAGTTGCCACTACATACTGATTGGCATCGCCTGCGAAAGTGATTACATCGCCTGCTACAATGGTTCCAGTACCGACTGAGCCTAGTGTGATCTCTGTAACACCTACGGCATAGCCAGTCGTGTTGGTTTTAGCGCCTGATGCTGTGCCTTTAGTGCTGGTTGCGATCTGCGATGATTCGCGGATAGGCATACCGTTAATATCTAAAAGTACGCCCTGCCTTAAGATAGAGTCAGTGCCCGCCGAATTCACCGCCGCCTGTTTGCCGAGAAGATTAACGCCTGCCGTGGTGTTAATAACAAGCTGATTGTCACCGAGAGGTGCGCCGTTGTCTTTTAGCACTTTCAGCGTGTTAGAGGCATCGGTGTAGTCGTTAGCGGTGCCAAATGGCGTTTTGCCAGCGGTACCCACTGCACGCGAGAAAGTAGTATGCAGGCCGCAAAGATCAGCCTCAACTTCGTTAGTCACTGCCCTAATCGCTTGCGCGACCTTGTTAGCCCTAACATTGCCGTAACCAATCCCACTGTTTAGCTTTTTCTGATCATCACCGATAAAGCCAAACTCAGCCGCTCGGGATTTGGTAATAGCTATTTTGGTTGTGCCCGATGTCTGCTCTGTAGGCTCTGGGATTGCCATCGCTGGAGTAATGTCGCTTACATTACCCGCTGGCTCAACATTGACGGTTATGTCTTGGTCGATACCAGCACCTTCAGCCGATGCGTTCATTGTAACGCTAGGGATCATACCCGTTAATTCTCGGGAAACGATGTCTAGTGCTTCGTAAAAATCGGGTATAAGACCCGTAATAGTGTTCTCTGCCATGATTAATTACCTTTTAAGTAAGAATGCCCCCGCCTCTGATAAATTCAGACCGCTTAACAGGGGGTAGTTGTTCAAATTGGGCGCGACTCAGCTTGCCCGCCGTATCACCACCAGTATTCCCCTGACTTCCTGAGCCGCCTGATGTTGCGCGCACAAAATGAGGGTTTGCTGTTAGAAATTCTGTAACCTGCTCATCGACTGTTAGCAGTTCGCCCTTGTCGTTGTATCTGGGCGTACCATTAGCGTCCAGCACTTCTACCGTGCCATCTTCGCTAAGCCGAGTATTGCCTTTAAGTAGCTGTGTTACCTGCACCGCATCAACCGCATTATTGCGACTAGCTGATGCAGTCAACGCGCCGTCTATTAGCGTTTCTTGCAATTTAGCCTTATAGCTGTTGATTTCTGCGTCTTTCTTTTCGACAGTCGATTTCAGGATTGAATCAAATTCACCACGCTGTTTCTGAGCCTCTAGCTCGGCCTGTTCCTGTTTAGCCAGTAATTCTCTCGCCTTTTCAGGGTCGATACCGTCTAGCTTTTTGTCGAACTGGCGCTGTTGTCTCGATAGGCGCTCATTGACAATGCGGTCTATTTCTTCTTGAGTGAATGTCTTTTCCTGAGTTTCGACTGTCTCAGTATCAGTTGTTTCCATGATTGAATCGCTCATGTCGCGTTTACCTCTTTCGAGTTAGTTAAAAACTGGTCGCCAGTGGTGTTGGCAGTTATAGCCGCCCCTAGCAATAAAGGCATCGCTGGACGATTTACCCGCCCAGCTACCCGCCCAAATCTGTTCTATTTCTTCGTTTGTGTAAGTCTTGCCGTCATGCTTTCGGCAGAATGACCTAGTGCCCGCCGTTGTACCGCCGTAGTATTTCCACTGGGTAGCGCCTGATTCCTTGCCAATCGCTGTATTGATTGAGGCATCAAACTGCATTAATGAGTCTTGCGCGTAGGTGCTCGAATAGCGCCTTAGGTTGTTGCCTACCCTGTCTCTAGCGTATAAGGCGTGTAGCTTCTCTACGGCGGCGGCGCTCTGCTGAGCTGTGCCATTCTTAGCAATATTAACCAGACGCTTTGCCTCGGCATCGTTCGACTGGATATACACGCCATTGATCGTTTGCTGGATAGACTTGATCGAGTCGTTAAACGCTCTATTTGTCAGTGTGCTTTGGTAGACCTCTGTTGAGATCACATCTAAATACTCATTTCCTATGGCTTCAAAGCCTTGGAATGAAAGCCGTTGTAATTGCTGTATAACTTTGGGGCTTAGTTCGTTAAATGAGCCGTAAGCCCCCAGCATCTTATAAGTGTTGTTAGCTACCCCCTGATACCCCTTGAGGATGTCCTGTACCTCGGTTAAATACTCAGCCTCTAGTGCCGATCTGATCTTTTTTCTCTGCGCTATTGCCCATTCTAAGTCGTATAAATTGCCATCTTTTAGCGGCGCTTTGGAGACTAGCTTGACTACCTCGCTTTCTAGGCGCTCTAGTGAGTCTGAGAGTCTTTGTTGATGCTGCAGGGTTAGATTTTCTAAAAGATCAGCGTATTCTGTGTCTTTAGGCATCAGCCGCTGTTTCCACCGGGAATTGACCTAATACCGTGACATTCTGGTCTATTTCTTCGTGCGCCTCGGCTAGCTTTTCGTCATCTAAGACTAAATCAGCTATACGTTTATCGGTTTCTTGCTCTAATGTTGCCGACCTTACGCCGCTCGATTTTACTTGTTGCAGGAACAATAGCTCTTTGTCGTAATCTCTAAGATCAAAGGCATCTGGGTATGAGATTTCGACATCTGGGGAAACATCTTGCCACTCGCAAAACAAAGTCCATAACTGCTCCTCTGCTAGCTCTAAAATATCAGCCTTTTCAGCCAGCCTAGCGTTGAGCATCTGGAACTCTGTTTGCATTGCTACGCCCGATTGCGTCATCGCCTTGGTGCCACGCACTGCGCCCATATGAGCCATTCTGTTGATCGACTCTACCTTATCCTCGATGCTCGCTCTAACAGCGTCAAGATTCTGACCGCTAGGCTGCATCTGGTAAGGTTTAAGCGCACCGTCTAGGTCGTCTGGTAGGGTGACAACACCGCCCGCCCCTGCGCTTGCATCTGTGCCGCCCGTCTTAACTAATGTCGGATGATTAGCAAGCCGTATAAGTTGCTCGATCTCGGATAGTTCTTGATAGATCGCCCGTTGCATATGCGCAACATCGGTTAGATCGCTAACCCCGATACCTCTGGTAACCGATCTCTGGGCTGGCAGGAATACGGCTGGAATACGGTTTAGCGGGTTGGCTAATGACTCGACCTTCTCGGCATCTTCCCCATCACCTTTCCAGACCTCGATGGTTTCTGGTCGCCATATCCGATAGTAGGTATCGGTGGTGTCCTCGTCGACTCTTACAATCGCCTCTCTGACTTTTAAATAAGTCAAAATAAATCGACCACTAGGGGATCGTTCGTATTGCCAGTCCAGTACGTTTTCAGGCGTAAACATTGTTACATAGGGGCGTATATCCTGCTCTAGTTCCTGAGCCTTTGTACCCGCATTAGATTTGGGTTTATCGATCATTAACCATACATGGCCATAGACGCTCGACCAGACTTGCGCCTGTCTCATAAACGAATCAAAGGAGCGCCCGTCTAGGTCGCAATCCTTCCTAAATGAATCAAGCGCGGGGTTATTCTCTAGCGCGTTAAATGTTCTAGTCGGTGGTACGCGCCATAAGAACGAGCTGTAGATATGCACGATATTCTTACAATGGTTGTCTATGGGCGTTAAATCGAGCCTACGGCTATATGAGTCTTTATCCTCATTGATGTACTTGGTTAAATACTCACCGCCCACATAGGTATTGCCGCCCATATAGCTACGCAGATAGAATTCCCAGTCTGCGCTATTGCTGTCGTAATCTGGGTGCGTTTTCTTTACGTCCATCAGCTCCACCGCGTAGGCTGTTGCACTTCGTATTGTGTGCGAACAGGGAATAGATATTCTGTCATATAGCCCAAAGCGTCATTCATATGGTCATATCCGTCATCTTTGTTTGGCTGAGATGTGCCTTCTTTATAGGTCTGTTTTTCTAGCGATTTGATTGTCTGCTTGCATTTGTCGCTTATGAATAAATGGCGCTTGCCTGTGCTTGATTTAAGCCTTGAGTTAACAGCATTGATTCTATCTCTCACCAATGGATGCGATCTCTTAGCCTTGACCACAAAGCCAGCATTCTGGAGTATCGACAAATCAGTCCTACCGCCCGCTGATGTCTTTCTTTGCCGTGCCGCTGGGTCTGGGTATATGATGATCTGCCTTTGCGGATAGCGCTGGTGTATCTCTTTTGCCATCTCGTCAGTGTTTGAGCCGTAAATCACGATCTCGTCTATGCATATCAAATCATCGCCCTTGCGGATAGCAATACAAGCACTCATAGGGTCGGTATTAAAGTCCATTCCAATGTGGAGTACACCGCCGTTATCGCTGGCTTTTATGACTGAGCTAACCCTATCAAATGCGTAATAAATCAGCCCTGAGTAAGTAACAAACTCAGCACAGTATTCTTGGTTAAATGTTCTCTCGTCTAAATCCTGTCTAGCTTGCTCTATTTCATCACTGGGTACGTTGCCGCCCTGTAGGGTTGTATATTGATAACTCTGCCAGCCATCGGCACCATCAACACCCTTTGCCCACAAATCATAGAAGTGGTTGCGCCCTTTCGGTGTGCCAATAAATAGCGCCGTTCCTTCTCTGTCTGATAATGACGGCCTGATAACCTCGAACCATGCTTCGGGTCGCATATCAGCAAACTCATCTAGGACTACGAAGTCTAACGCCCTACCTCTCAGGTTATTGGGCTTCTCTGCGCCCTTGAGCGAGATTGTCGAGCCGTTGATTAGTTTAAGGCTTAAGGCTGTCTCATTGGATTTGGCTATGTACTCGTCGGGGATGGCTTCCATTAACATATCCCAGGCTATTTCTTTAGCCGCTCCATAAGTAGGGGCTACATACCAACAGTTTTTGCTCCTGCCGCTGATAGCCGCCCTTAGAAGTTCGCCAGTTGACAGAAAGGTCTTGCCAAATCGCCTACCCGCCACACAGACTCTAAACCGCGAGTCTGTGCGAAAAATGCTACTCTGCGGGATCGTTAAGTTCATTAACTATTATTTGGATGGGCGGTATATCTTTGATTTCTGACTCTGTGTGATCTGATTGACCTAAGTATTGCTTGCCGAGCCATATCTGCATAGGCACACTGCCCTTTTCTGCATTCTTCCATTGCAATCGGCGCAATGATGATTTGCCGCCGTAACTCTCTTTTTTAATGTACTCACAAAAACCCTGTTTAAATTCGCGCTTACAAGCACTATCTAACGTGTTGTAATGCACACCCAATACCGCCGCGATCTCCTCGCCTGTGCATTGAATCTCGCATAGAGAATTAACCTGCTCCCAATCAATCGCTTTTCTCGGTCTGCCGCCTTTATTCATTTCTTGTTACGCAATCCCTTGCGCCAGCCCTTGCCCGTTTCTGACTCAGCTATTCTTATTCCAAGCCATATAATAGTGAATATTGATGCAATTGCAGTGAGTCCTGTAGTTGCCACAATACCTATAATTGAACCGCCTGAGACTACTCCACCGCCTGCGGCTATTACGTCTGCTATTTCTTTTCCGTGCTCAGTCATTATTTTATTTTTCCATTTTGCCAAAATCTGTCACACCTTCATCAAAAAGAGCCGCTTCTGCTTTTCTTCGTCGCGTTAAGCCTGCCACTGGCTTTAAAGGCCGTCCCGCTTTGTCCCATTTTAAAATCTCTTTAGATACGTTCTCAAAATCTCCACTGTTAAGCACTACCAGTAATGTACTCACTCTTAAATTGCCGCATCCAAGGTTAAAACACCATGAGACAATAGCGTCATACTGATGTTGCTTAAGCTCGACTTTGACAAGCCTGTCTACATGATGCTCGACCATCTCTATATCTTCGATCAGTAGCGCCTCAGCTTGTTTCTTAGTGATCTTGTCGCCTTCTTCCACGCCCCGCGTATGACCATAGCCAATAGTCCATGATGCACCACCACAGCAGTACGCTTCGAGCTTGCAACCTTCAAAGTGTTTGATCAGCTCTACGCCTAATGTTGATGTTTTCATAATTTCACCAAAAAAAAAGCCCCAATAAAGGGGCATAAAAAAACCCGCCGAAGCGAGTTATTTGGGAGTTTTTGCGCGTAATTTTTAGTCAGACACGCGCGATCATTTGTGTAAAATACCCTAAAAGTGATTCACTGTCAATATAAACAGTGTTTTTTTATACAGTGTCTTTATTTTTCCTTATCCCTGTTTATCAGTTCTCGTAAATATGCAGTGACAGAACCATATTTTTTCGCCATCTCTTTCACAAAATCGCACTCTTCTTCTGAGCAACGAAAAAAATGCTTATTGTATAACTAACCGCTGAATAAGCGGCTTAGAAATATTAATATACATGTTCGTTTAACAATTGAACGCCGAATAGGCGGCTTAGGAAAACATTGGATATGTTAATATTTCGACTAAAGCCCTTTAATTGGGGCTTTTTACTTACAAACACCCGCCTGTGGAAAAATTAGGCGTACAATGTCTTTCGGCTGGTTGTGATGCGCGGTAAGCATTTATCGAATTTGCCGAGTTCTGTGCCGCCCTATGTGCAGCCCTTGCCGCTATCCATGACTGCTCTAACCCCAATACGCATTGAGTATGCTCCACAGCTTCAGGATTGAACCCTAGCTCCGTACACTTCTTCCTGTGCCGTTCAAATCGTGCTATTTTTGCTTCCTCGGCCTCCGCATCTGTCATGTAGATGTAATCTTTTCTAAAATCATTCAAATACGAACAGCCACCCAAAACTAAACAAACTATCAATATCCTTATCATTTTAATCTCCTTTATTTGAAGTGATATAAGAATAGACTAATTACCCAGAACCCTCTTAATTTGCAAACCGTCAAATATGTACTACAGTTAACTTGTCCTTAAGAAATTGGGGACAGTTTTAACCGCCGAGCAGGCGGCTTAGAAAGAATAGGTGGCACGGAAAACGCTAACTATTGTTTACCGCTGAACAAGCGGCTTAGAAGTATTAATGTACTAAATTGTATATTGATTTACCGCCGAATAGGCGGCTTAGGAATATTAATATACAAGTTAGCTTCAACTAGTCTTCTTGCGATTATTAACCGCTGAACAAGCGGCTTAGGAAAACATTGGATATGTTAATATTTCGACTAAAGCCCCGATTAAGGGGCTTTTTTTATTTCTAATCAAATAGCTCGGATTCTTTGTTTGCTTGCTTGCTTTTTTTAAACCCATCGTAAATATCAACGGTTAAAATCTTTAATAGCTTTTTTTGTTCATCAAGCCCGTAATATATGTCCACGTCATTTTGGTATGTAAGCGAGCCAATTGGGAAAGATACCGGCAAGATTAAATCTTGCTGCAAGTCACCATTTACATAATATCGCATTATGCCCCCTAAAAATGGGGATATAATATAATCGCCATTTTCATCTGTTATGTCTTTCTGTAACTTTTTAACCTTGTTTTTTTTAGCGCGATCGCCCCATTCAATCCCTTTTTTAAGCGAGTAAATCAAGTTATCAAAACCC